TCGGTCGTCAGGCCGTCCTTGCGGGCCTCGTCCGCGAACTCGTCCGGCGACCGCATGCTGCCAGCGGGCTTCTTGAAGCTCGCGGGATCATGGTCGTATGCCGCCTGCATTTCCTCCGCTGGCGTGGTCCCAAGATCGCGGTCGATGAGGATCACGACGTGAGCGAAGGCCGACCGGCACGCCCGCGATATTGCCCGCGTCTGCGCCATCGCCCGGCGCGCGAACATGGGCCGCTTCTGCCACATCGCCTCGTCGTCGCCCAAAAAACCTTCCGCCGTGGCGATGACGTTACCGTCCGTCATGCGCCTGATCTCGCCAATGGCACGGATGCCGCCTTCGACCATCTCCACGTCGCGGGAGGATGCGACGCACCCATGCGCGACCGCGATTGCCTGCCAGCCTTCCACGCCGACGTACCGCTTGCCTTGTATCTTGGTCGCGGTGGCTTTGACGATTTCGCCGCAGATCGTCGCGGCGTCTGTTGAGGCGCGGTACGATTCGACGCCGCTGTGCGCGTCGACGGAAGTGGGGACGAGGTCGGTGACGCTCATGTAAAGTCTCCTTGGTCTTTGGTGGGTGTTTGGCCGTCAATCAGTGCGGCGGTTTCCTGCAGCCACGCGGGCCACTGGCGCTCTCTCAGGATGTATTCGAGGGTGGCGTATGCCTCTGCCTCGCTATAGAGGGCCTGATTCGCCGCGGCCCGGAGCTTCTCTGCCAAGGTCATCGTTGATCCTCCTTCAATTCCACAGGCGAGCGCGTATCCAGCGGCACACCTGCCGCCACCACGACCGGCGAGGCAGACACGGAATCACCGTGCCGCTGATGATGAGCAGGTCCTCGCGCATCACAGTCCCGCCTCCTTGCGCGCGGCCTGATAGTTCCGCACGGCGTTGATGAACCCGCGCCACAGGTCGCGGCGCTTCTGCATCCAGGCGGCCCGCGTCTCGCGCTTCCAGTCCGTCCACGGCACGAAGAAGAACGGCGTCCGCTTCTCGCTCTCGTGGGCCTGAAGGTGAGACAGCCAGAGCAGGGCATCGCCTGCGTCCCGCTCGTGGGGAAACGAACCCACCTCGTCACAGTTCGGGAAATCCCAGCGATCCACCGTCACGCCAAGCTCGGCTTCGACGCGGAGATAGTCGCGCTCCCGGTGGCGAACCTCTGCCGTGCAGACGGCGGTTGCCCACTGTCGGAAGTTACCGCCTTCGATGGCGTGCGACGGGAGCGGGCGGCGCATGTGCGCCACCTTCTGGGCGAAGGACAAGTCCGACCACAAAACCGGCCGTGTCTGCGTGTAGATGAGGGCGTCCATGTCAGACCTTCACTTTCGGATAGATGCCGAGCAGCGAGGCGGCGCGGCGGCAGTCGCCGAGCGTGACCGTGACGTGCCGGGGCTGCTCGTCGTCAAGATCACTGTCACCGATGGGATCGGCGGCCTTGGCGTAGGATTCGGCGAACACCGCAAGCGCGGCCTCGATCCTCTGTTCGCGGGTCATCTTGTGCTTGCTCATCACGCGGCCTCGTCCATCAAGCCAAGGTCGGCGGCCTCGACGGCGCGCGGCTCGGCGAAGTCGGCGGCGCGGATGACGGAGTCAGCGATGGCGCGCGCTTCGTCCGGTGTGACGAGCATGGTGAACTCGGCACCGCCGATCACGCCGTTGCTGATTTTGACCGACACGAACCGGCAATCGCCGGTGAAGCCGGTGGCGCAGAACTTCATGCCGATGCTGGCAATGTCTGCGGGGAAGTCTTGGTTGATGGTTGCCATGCTGTCCTCCTCCGGGCTTGGGTTAGGCGATGCGCTCGGCGAGCGCGTAGGCAAGGACATCGACGTCCTGAGCCTCGAGCCCGGCGCGCACATCGGCCGGGCTCGCCATGACCTTGGAGACGCACTGGACGGCATATAGCGCTTCGTTCTTCTGACGCTCGATGGCGCCGTGCTTGTGATCCGGGTGATAGAAGATTTCCGGCTTCAAGCCGTCCTTGGGCAGGCGGCCGAGGTGGCCTGCCTTGACTGCGGCCATTAGCTCGCGGCGAACCTGAAGCGGGATGCGGGCATTGATCACTCGCGTCGCCTGCGCACGGATCAAGTCGACGTTCGGTCCGATGATGTAGTGCATTCTGTCCTCCTCCGGGTGTCCGGTGAGGAGGAATATGAAGACAAATTGTCTTCTTCGCAAGCAAATAAAAAGACAATTCGTCTTCGCGAGAACATTTCGCGCCTGCGATGCGATGTCTTTGGGGAAACAGATACAAAATGTAGTGCCGCGCGGCCGGTTTTAGGCCGGGCCGCTCACGTTGTCGTGAGGCGGCGGCTTATCCCACAACGCGAAGTGTGGACGTCTTAGTCTTCGTGCGGGAGCCGGTCACAACATACTCAATAGAGGTATGGGTGACGGATGCAAGCTGTTCGAGCTTGTGAAGGGGGAACTTTGATCGGTCTTCGTACTTTGCGTAATTGGCTTTTGACAGGCCCAGCGCCTTCGCCATTTTGGCCTGGCTCCAGCCGAGGTCTGTGCGGAACGCCTTTAGGCGGATTCTGAACGCCTCGTAGAACGCGCGCTCTGATTCAGCGGCCGGATCGGTCGTGTCCATGGACCGATTGTCTCCGATTAACGCAATAGTTTCCGGCACTTAGTTGTCTTCGGCGCCGGGCTGCATTTTTCCGCTTGAAAAGAAGACAAATTGTCTTCATTCTCACGGACATGGCAAAGCCCATTACCGACAAGAAGATCATCAACGACCTTGGTTTCGAGGCGTTGGCCGCGCTCGGGTACTCTGAGCACAAAATCAAAAAGTGGATGCAGCGCGGCATTCCATGGAAAGAGCGCGCGAAGATTTTCGACGCCGCCAAGGCGCGCAAAGTCACGGTGCCCGCCGACTTCCTGTCCGAACGGCGTGCAGCATGACCCACCTCCCCGAGATCGCCGTCGTGTTCGCCTTCGCGTTTCTCATGTGGGCCTTGTTTTCGGTGGTGATGAAATGAGCGAGGGCCTGACGCATTTCGAGTGGCTTCAGGCCGAGAAGGCGCGGGTCCGGGCGCTCCTGTCCAAGCAGGCAAGCCCGGCGGCGCTGGCGCGGTTGCCCAAGCCGTTTGTGCCGACGATTGAGAAGTTGCCGCCGGTCGTGCTGGCGACGCGGGCGCACGCCACGAACTACAACAGGCAGGACGGCTCGCGCCGATCCGCTCAGGCCCGAGGCGCCGGTAAGGACTTCAAGCCGCGCGCTCCGGTCCCTGCCGAGCATCTGCGCGATTTGGTCGATACCGTCGCCCGCCGGTTTCGGTTGAGCGGGAAGCAAGTTTCGACCGTCACCCGCGACCGGGAAGTGATCGCCGCCCGCCATGTCGTCGTGGTCACAGTCCTTGAGATAACCGGCGCGACGCAGACCAACCTTGCATCCGCGATGGGCGTTTCCCTCGACGTGGTGAAAAGCAGCCGCGCCTACGGCCAGTCGGTCATCAACAACTACTTCGGATACGCCGAGAAGTACGGCGCCGCGAAGGCCGACATTTACGCTCAGTGGCCGGAATACCGGAGGGCCGAATAATGCCCAAGCGCGGCTGGCGTCATCCCAACGGCTACGGCATGGCCGAGGCTCAGGCCGAGCTTGAGGAAGGCATTCACCCCGGCGTTGTTGCCTCGCGCCTTGGCGATACGGAGGAAAATGTCCGCGAGATTGCCGCTCAGCAGGGCTGGGCCATCTCGTGGAGCGGGCAGACTGCCCAGCAGATTCTCGACGCTCACGAACGAATCTACACATGAGCGGCTCACTTTCCCCCGCTGGCCTGCATAGCTTTCCGAACAGGTCCAGCACTGGCCGCGCGTTGAATTGGGTCACGCGCGGCCAGTCCCTTTGCAACCCCGACCGCGCTGGCTCCTCCCGTCAGCACCTCCTTGACGGTCGGCAACCTAGAGGCGGCGTCTTGGGGCGTCGCCTCCCCTTTCCTCTGCGCAGCGAGCTTGCCGGCGACCCTGCGCAGGACTTCACCAAGTCGTTCGGTTCGGTAGCTCCTTCGATCTTCGGCGTTCGTCATGAACGTCAACGTAGGAGCGAAAATGTCCGGTTTCCCGAACAAGCCTTCCAAGCATCAGGAGATGTCTGCCGTGAGCGCGACCGTTAGAGCGCGTGACATGCTTTGCGACCTGTCCGGCCCGCGTGGGTGGAACGACACGCGCGAGTCATGGCTGGCACGCGGCGCACGAAAGGCGGGCCTGTCTGCCCGTCGCGCCCGTGCGCTGTTTTACGCCGAACCCATCCGCCTCAGCGCGGACGAATATCTAGCAATCGAGAAAGCATATGAAATTGCTCGCGACTCTCTGGCGACGATATCAGCACTGGCGCGCGATGCGGATGCTAAGGCGGGTTGTGCGCCTGAAGGACGAGGCCGAGCAGCTATACGCGACGGCGAACCGGCTGTTGAGACGGAATGTCCGTTCCCCGCTTCCCCTGTTCGATAGGGAGCCGCGCTCATGAACCGCCCCGCCGACATTCTTCGCGCTGAGGCGGTTCGCCTCTTGGAAGCCGAGAAGGCCGCTCCAGGCACACCCGCCGGCAAGCGCTGGTTCACGCGCAAGCAACTGTTCGAGCGTGCCGAGCATCTTGGCTTCGACGCCAGAACGGAAGCCAGCGCCCGCGTGGACGAGGCTTTGACACAAGCGGGGACGACGCCATGACCATCGGACACAACACAGGCGATAACCGCCTGAAGTCATTAGCCGACCGCATCGAACGCCTGATGGACGAGCGCGACGGCATCCAGTCGGATATTCGCGACATCTACACGGAAGCCAAGAGCGCCGGCTATGTCCCGAAGGTCCTCCGGAAGGCCATCACGCGCAAGCGCATGGACCCGGACAAGCGGAGCGAAGAGGACATGATACTAGACTTGTACGAGGACGCGCTGAGCCCTTCCATGCGCCGCGCGGTTGCGATGGCGAAGTCTGGCGCGACCTCGCGCGAGATTGAGACGGAAACCGGGATCGACCATGCCACGGTCGCGCGGTCCGTCTCACTAAATAAAAAATCTGAGACAGAGATTGCGGCCCCGCAGGGTTTGTCCTTGCCCACGGCACCGCAGGCAGTTGGCGTTGCCGCGCCAACTACCGCGCCAGCCTCGCGAAATGGCGGGGTAGAGGTTGGCAATTATTCCGACGACGACATGCCAGACCAGCCCGCATTCCTGCGGAGGGGTGCAGCATGACCATCCGCGAAGCCGAGGCAGAGGTGCGGAAGATGCGTAGATGGAAGCGCAAGGCGGGACCCGGCTTCCGCCAGAAGGCAGACGCCGCCCTGAGAGAGGCGGTCAAGGCTGCCCTCATTGCCGCCGCGAAGGGGCGATAGATGGCGCGCAAGCGACCCGAGCAGGCTTTGCAGATCGCCCTGGCGAAGTACCTGAAGCACGCCCTTCGCGCGCCGACGTACTGGACCAGCGTTGACGCGGGCGCAGGGAAGATGACGGCGGCATCGGCCGGGCTCCGCAAGGCGCGCGGCGTCAAGGCGGGTTTCCCCGACGTGCTGGTCATGCACCCGCTGGGCCTCAACACGCTTGTCGTCGGCATCGAGTTGAAGGCGAAGAAGGGCCGACTGTCGGATGCACAGGCCGCGACCTGCGAGGCCCTGTGGGCGGCAAACGCGCGGTACGTCGAGTGCCGTTCGCTGGAGGAAGTGCAGCGGTGCCTGGAGCGCGCTGGCGTCCCCCTGCACGGCTATGTCGCTGGCACGCGACCATCAGAGCAGGAGAGGGCGGCGTAGCCATGACCCGAACACCTGAAGAACGGCGCAGGGTCTATGGCGGGCGAATAGGAAGGCATCCTCGCCACGCTTGGGATAAGCGGCAAACCGCAATCTTTGCGCTGGTATCCCCCTCCCATCCGGTTGCAGAGAATAGTCGATGAGAATCACGAACGGACAACTCGCCGCCGTGTACGGCCTCCGATTGATCGGCGTCCCGCTGACGGACTGCTGCAAGATCGCTGGGACGCCGTACAAGAGGACCATCGAGTACCTGCCGCTGGAGTGGCGCGATAAGGTCCGTCCGCGCCCCACATGGACCTACGAGCGCCTGTGCGCCATGCGCCGCGACTACATCAATCCGCACCTGCAGACGTGGCAGGTTGCCATCCGGCACCACACCACGCGCGACACTGTCCGGAAGCTTGCCCAGCGCGAAGGCTGGCCGCCCAAGAAGATCGGCCGGCCGAAGGGCAGGGGTAAGCGGAAGATCGTCGCCAAGCTCATCAACCGGGGGATGAGCCGGGAGCAGGCGCTCTACACGACCTTGGAAGCTGCACTGGAGGCCAGAGTATGAGTGTCCGCGCTCTTTCTTGGTCCTTCGCCTTGCCGCTGCAGGACATGGCCGCCAAGGGCGTCCTGCACGCGCTGGCGGACCATGCGGACGAGGATTTGAAGTGCTGGCCGTCGCTGGCCCGCATCGCCCTGTTCGTAGGGTGTAGCGAGAACACCGCGCGCCGTGCCCTGCAAAGGGTCGAAGCGATGGGGATCATCAGCCGGGAAACGCGGCCAGGTCAAAGCGACATGTACCGGCTCAATGCAGACTTTGACCCCTCCCAAATTGACACCCCTACCAAATCGGCACCCCTCCCAACGAAGACGCCACCCCTCCCACGGTGGGACCCCACCCCTCCCAAATTGGTAGGGGACCCCTCCCACGGTGGGACCCGAACCGTCAATGAACCATCAAAGAACCGTCAACTAACCGTCAGGGGCGACGCCAATGCAAAACCACACCGACTCCCAGCGGACTGGCAGCCCTCGCAGGATTGCCGAGAGTTTGCCTCCGATCTCGGACTTGATGCGGACGCAACCGCCGAGGCATTCATCGACTATTGGACCGGAAAAGGCGCGGGCACAAAGCGAACAGACTGGGCTCGCACTTGGAGAGTCTGGTGCCGCCGAGAGACCGCTCGGCCGATGGGTAAAGGATCAGTTGGGCGGCTTCAATCTACCCGAGGCAACGATGCGTTCTATCAGCAGCTCGCTGACATCGCACGTCGCGCCGACGACTAGCAGCGTTTGGGGCGGTGATGGGCAATTCACCGGCACAAAGCTGGGTCCGTTCGGACTGCGCAAGGGGTGGAAGCGCGCCGACCTGCTGCAGGATCTGGCGCTATTGCGTGGCATGTGCCGGGGCGGCAAGCGGGCTGAAATTGCCCACGAAGTCGCCAAGCTGATGGTGCGCACGAAGTCACGCGCTCACGGCGACGGCGAGGCCCGCTTGATGGCTGAAACCATGGTGCAGGACTTGAGCGCCTATCCCATCGATGTTGTCCGGTTTGCCTGCGAATACTGGGTGGACGGCGGCGCTGATGCGAAGTTCACGCCCTCGTGGCCGGAACTCAAGGAAATTTGTGAGAAGCGCATGGATGGCCGTCGCAGGCTCGTCCGCTGCCTGGAGCATCACCTTGCGGAGCAGCCGCAATGACCACCCGCAAAGCCTTTATGGGGAACGCATGATGACTGAGGAAGAAGCCAAAACAAAATGGTGCCCGGCAGCGAAGATACCGCTCGGCTCATTGTGCATCGCTCTCCGTGCCCGCGTCGCCCTCTCACAGACAGAGGCAGAGGAGGGCAAGGCATGAGCGCCAGACCCGCAGGCTGGTATTGGGTCAAACGCCTATCCGATGAGGACTGGCAGCCCGCTCAATGGGCGCCGATGAGGGAATATCCCGGCGAGTGGCGCTGGGAATTCTTTTTCTACAGAGGCGAAATCCACCGTGGACGCGTCCATCGCGTCGGAAAGCGCATCCATGCTCCAGCTTAACCCGCCAATCCCTGTGACCGTGAACAGTGAAGAACTTCCGCCCGGCGTTAGAGACGAGTCCCGGCGCGGCTGGTGCTACGCCTGGAAGGAGTGCGGCATTGACGGCCACCGTATGTGGGTCGTCGTCATGGACGCAACAGGCGAGGTGATCGACGTGCCGCAGCCGGAAATCCTTGTCGATCCTAATTGGAGCTACGGGAGGCGCACATGAACGGCAGACCTTGGACCGCAGACGACACCGCCACGCTCCGCCGTATGGCTGGAGCCGGATATTCAGACGGCGAGATTGCCAACCATCTAGGCTTCGCCCGCGAGACGGTCACGCGCCGCCGGCTGTGCCTTGGCTACACCGCAGGCCTAAAGATTGGGAGAAGGCGCCGGTTTATTCGATTGGCGCGCGCCGTGAGTAGCCCAATCACATATGGGGCAGGGCTCTATTCTGGCTATGACGGGTATGAGATCGTCCCGAACGAATGGGAGCAAGCGGCTGAACGCTCTCGCATCCTTGCACTCTTGCCAGTTTAGTCTTGCCGCAAGAGTGCAAGACTAGTTTACGCTTGACTTTCTAAATCACAACTCAATAACTGGTTAGGCTGACCGCTCCACAACCGAGCATCAGCACATGGCTTCGGCCGTCCAGAATAGCAAAGAATAGCAATGGCTCGCGGCTCAAAGCCCGGCGAGCGACGCGGCGGCCGGAAAAAGGGCTCGCTGAACAAGGCAACCGCCGACATCAAGGCGCTTGCCCAGACCTACACGTCTGAAGCTATGGAACGGCTGGCCGTTGTCATGCGGACCAGTGACAGCGACGCGGCGCGTGTGGCTGCCATCAAGGAGATATTCGAGCGCGGACACGGCAAGGCGCCCCAGCCGCAGACGGGCGAAGGGGGCACAGGACCGATTGCCCACATTCACCGCGTCGAGTTGGTGGACCTGCGATGACCGCCGTCCAGATCGCGCTCCCCCCAAAACTGAAAAGCATATTCATCGGCCGGGCCGACGTGCGAGGCGCCTATGGTGGGCGAGGCTCTGGAAAGACCCGTTCCTTTGCCAAAATGACGGCGGTTAAAGGCTTCATGTTTGGCGCGGCTGGGCAGGCCGGATTCATTTTGTGCGGCCGTCAGTATATGAACTCGCTAGCGGATTCCTCCCTTGAGGAGATCAAGCGAGCAATTGAGGAAGAGCCCTTTCTGGCCGCCTATTACGACATAGGGGAGAAATACATAAAAAGCCGCGACGGCAAGATTGAATATGCCTTCGCCGGCCTGGATCGCAACATTGAGAGCGTTAAATCCAAGGGCCGCATTCTCCTGTGCTGGGTTGACGAAGCCGAGCCAGTCACGGCGGAAGCTTGGAGCACGCTTATCCCGACTTTGCGTGAGGAAGGCGAGGACTGGAATGCCGAGCTCTGGGTGACGTGGAACCCAAAGCGCAAGAGCGCGGCGGTTGAAAGCCGGTTCCGTCACGCCAACGATAACCTAATCCGCGTGGTTGAGTTGAACTGGCGCGATAATCCCAAGTTTCCGGCCATGCTGGAACGCGCTCGGCAACGCGACCTGCAGGAGAGGCCCGACCAGTATTCCCACATTTGGGAGGGCGATTACGTCTCAGTCATCGAGGGCGCCTACTACGCAAAGAGCCTGACAGCGGCGCGGGCTCAAGGCCGGATCGGCAACGTCGCTCCCGACCCGTTGATGACGCTTCGCATGTTCTGCGACATCGGCGGCACTGGCGCGCGGGCAGACGCCTTTACGATCTGGGTTGCGCAGTTCGTAGGCCGGGAAATTCGCTGGCTGGACTACTACGAGGCCGTAGGGCAGCCGCTGGCCGCGCATCTGGAATGGGCGCGAGGCAAGGGCTACACGCCCCAGCGCGCGCAATTCTGGCTGCCTCACGACGGCGACACGAACGACAAGGTTTACGACGTGTCATACGCCTCCGCGCTGCGTGAGGCGGGTTACACGGTCACGGTCGTTCCCAACCAGGGCAAAGGCGCGGCGGCGGCCCGTATTGAGGCTGCCCGGCGTCTCTTCCCGTCCATGTGGTTTAACGCGCCGACAACGCAGCCCGGCTTGGATGCGCTCGGCTGGTATCACGAAAAGCGGGACGAGAAGCGCCAGATCGGCCTCGGCCCCAACCACGATTGGGCTTCACACGGCGCCGACGCCTTCGGGCTTGGCTGCGTCGTGTACGAAGAGCCCGAGGTCAAGGCTAAGGCAAAACTGCCCCGCGTTACGGGCGGTTGGATGGCCGCTTAGCATGAGCAACATTATGTCCGACGCTCGCGGGAGCGGGTTTCCAAAAATTGCGCGAGGCTGCTCCAATGGCTGACACGACACCGACACGCGGCGGCCCCTCGTCGCAAGGCGACACAAAGGCGGACCTGCTGTCTCGCGCCCTTGCCCATGCCGACGAGGCGTGGAAACAGGAGTTTGATAACGTCAGCTCGGGCAGGGACTGCCAGCGGTTCTATATCGGCGGCGAGGCGCAATGGGATTCGCAGGCCCTGAGCGACCGCAAGAGCGCCAACAGGCCAGCGTTGACCATGAACCGCTGCCCTGGGTTTGTGCGGCAGTTGACCGGCGAGGTGCGGCAGAACCCGCCCAGCGTGAAGGTTCTACCCGCCAAGGACGGCGCGACGGTGGAGGCTGCGGAAATCTTCAACGGCCTGATCCGGCACATTGAGCAGCAGTCGGTCGCCCGAGCTGCGTACACGAAGGCGGCGGAAAACGCGGCACAGGCCGGCATCGGCGGCTGGCGCATCGTCACGCAATACAGCGGAGACGACAGCTTTGACCAGGACATCAGGATCAAGCGGATCAATGACCCGTTCCAGATTCTGATCGACCCGCTCGCGCAAGAGCCGGACAAGTCGGACATGAGGTACGGCTTCGTGTTTGAGGACATGGTGAAGGAGCAGTACCAGAAGCTTTATCCCGACGTGCCGTGCGAGAGCCTGCCGACCAACGTGGCGGACCAGTCGTTTAGCTGGCGCACGCTCGATACGGTCAAGATCGCGGAGTATTGGTATCGCGAGCCGGTCAAGAAGATGCTGCGCCTCCACGAGGACGGCGCCGTCTCCTACGACGATGACGACACGCCGCCCGAATCGCCGGTAACGCAGCAGCGCGAGGTGGTGGTCCAGCAGGTCAAGTCCTGCCTGATGAGCGGCGGCGGCATCTTGCAGGGGCCGACCGATTGGGCCGGGCGGTACATTCCCATCTGCGTCGTGACCGGCGAAGAGATTTGGGCCGATGGCCGCGCGACCCGCAAGGGCATGATCCACGACATGAGGGACCCGCAGCGCGTCTACAACTACACGCGGACGGCGGCGGTTGAGGCCGTGGCGATGCAGCCTAAGGCGCCGTACATCATGACGGCCAATCAGGCCAGCGGGTACGAGAACCAGTGGGCGCAGGCTGGCATCCGCAACGACGCCGCTTTGTTCTACAAGGGCGACCCGCTTGCCAATGGCGCGCCCAAGCGGTCGGAACCGCCCATCGCATCGCAGGGCCTCGACGTGCAGTCGCAGCTTGCCGTGTCCGACCTAGAAGGCGTGGCTGGCATCTACAAGGCCGGGCTGGGCGCTCCCTCGAATGAAACCAGCGGCCGGGCGATCCTTGCGCGCCAGCAGGAAGGCGATACCGGCACTTACCTGTACATCGATAACCTTTCAATCGCCGTGCAATATTGCGGCAAAATCTTGGTCGATCTGATCCCCAAGATTTACGACTCGACCCGCATCGTCCGCACGCTGGGCGAGGACGGCTCGACAAAGATGGTCGAGATCAACAAGCCCGACATGGACGAGAGCGGCATGGAGATCGTTCTAAACGACCTCAGCGCGGGCGAGTACGACGTGACCGTCGCCACCGGCCCGAGCTACGCCACGAAGCGCCAGGAGGCCACGGCCTTCATGACAGAGCTTGTCCGCTCGTTCCCGATGATCGCGGACATTGGCGGCGACATCATCGTGGAGAATATGGACTTGCCGGGCGCCGACAAGCTGGCTGGTCGCCTCCGCGAGGCAATGGGCATCGACAAGGACGGCCAGAAGATTGAGGCCGAGCAGAAGCCGGACCCCGTCGAGGCGGCAAAGGCCATGAAGGACGCGGCGGCGACGGACAAGATCATCGCGGAGACGGAACAGATTCGGCTCGAAACCGGCCAGATGATGCTCTCGATGCAGGGGATGCTTGGGCAGCTTCAGCAGATCATGCCGCAATTGCAGATGCTCACGCAGCAGGGCGAGCCTGGAGAGCAACCGCCGATGCCGCCTGAAGGTGGGGCGCCCCCGATGGAAGGCGGTCCGGAAATGGGCGGAATGCCGACAGAAATGGGCGGGATGCCGCCGTCCGACCTGCCGCCGGTTGTGGAGATCGACGACGACACGGCCGGGCTTCCCCCGGTGATCGAGATTGGCGACGCCGTTGCGCCCGCTTAACTACGAGGTGGATTCGTGAGCGATATTGACTTAGCCGCTATAGTGGCGGAAGATGCAAAGACTTCGGGCGCCGTTCCTGCACAGGAAGCGCCTGCTCCGGTCGAGGATACGGCGGAAGCGACCACCGCCCCGGCTGATGAAGCCGCGGAAGAGCAGCCAACAGAGGCCGAGGGCGAAGCGCCCCAGCCGAGGAAACCGGGCGGCGGCTTCCAGAAGAGAATTTCCGAGCTAACCCGCGAAAAGCATGAGGCGAAGCGCGAAGCAGAGCAACTGCGCGAGATGCTGTCCAAGGCCCTAGGCCAGACCCAGCAGCCCGCGCCGGCAGCCGAGCAGGGCGACGAGCCCCGTTCAGAGCAGTTTACCAGATACGAGGATTTCGTCGCGGCAAAGGCCGAATGGAAAGCGGAGCAGCGGATTCAATCCACGCTCGGCAACCTCCAGAAGCAGGCCAGTGTCGCGGATCAGGAGAGGGCCAGGATCGAGGCCGTCAAGGTCTTTGAGCGCGAAGCAAAGGCTCAAGGCAAGGCGATTCAGGGGTTTGACGACGCGCTGGACATGGTGCGCTCCGATGATTTCCCGATGACTCCGGCGGTTGCGGACTACCTTCTCAATGCCGACCACAAGGCGGCGCTGGTCAAGTATCTGGCGGACAATGAGAACGAGGCTTTCAGGCTTTCACGCCTAGGTGCGGTCGCGGTTGGCAGAGAACTGGCAAAGGTTGAGATGCGTTTCGCGTCGAAGCCCAAGCCGAAAACTTCATCGGCCCCGCCGCCGCCGGCAACAGTGTCCGGAGGCGCGGCAGCACCGCAATCGATCGAGCGCATGGGTCATAACGACGTGCTTAAGTGGGTACGTGAGTTGGACCAGAGGCGCTAGACGGAAGCGTTGGCGAGAGTTCGAGGGGCCTAACCCAAGGTTAGGTCATCATGGCAAATACGATCATCACCCCGAGCATTATTGCGAAAGTGGGGCTGGCTCAGTTGGAAAACAATCTCGTGATGGGCAAGAAGGTCTATCGCGACTACTCCCGCGAATTTGTGAAGGTCGGCGACTCGATCAGCGTCCGCCGTCCGGTCAAGTTCACGGCTCAGGATGGCGCCGTTGCCATCAACCAGGACGTGACCGAGGGCAAGTTCACGCTCTCGATGGACAAGCGCAAGCATGTCTCGTGGTCTTTCTCGACGCAGGATCTGACCCTGTCCATTGAGGAGTACAACGAGCGGTACATCAAGCCGGCCGCCATCGCGCTCGCCAATCAGATCGATTACGACCTGACGGGCCTCTACAATCGCGTGTGGAATTGGGTCGGCACGCCGGCCTCTCCGGTTGACTCGTTCGCGGACTTCGCCAAGGCGCCCCGTCGCCTCGATGAAGGCGCGGTGCCGCAGGACATGCGCTATGCTGTCCTGTCTCCGGCCGACTCCTGGGGCCTCATCGGCTCGCAAACTGGCCTGTTTATGCAGGACGTTGCACGCGGCGCCTATCGCCGTGGCGATCTGGGCGAGATCGGCGGCGTCATGACGGCGATGGACCAGAATATCCGCACGCATACGAACGGCGCGGCGGCTGGCGGCGGCCTCATCAACGGCGCGAACCAGAACGTGACCTATGCCGCGAGCAAGGACACGAACACGCAGACGCTCATCACCGATGACTGGACGGCTTCGACGACCTTCAAGGCCGGCGACGTGTTCACCATCGCTGACGTGTATGCGGTCAACCCGGTATCAAAGCAGAGCACGGGCGTCCTGCAGCAGTTCGTCATTCAGAACGACATCACCGCGACCGGCACGGATTGCACGCTGACGATTGCTCCGGCGATCATCACCAGCGGCCCGTACCAGACCGTCGATAGCGTCCCGGCCGACGGCGCCGCGATCACGATGGTGGGCACCGGCTCCGCGCAGTACGCGCAGAATCTGGTGTTCCACAAGAACGCCTTCGCCCTCGTGATGGCCGATCTCGAAATGCCTGATGGCGCCGTGTTCAAAGCCAGGGAATCCCAGAACGGCTTTAGCATGCGCGTCATCAAGTACTACGACGGCGAAATGGACGAGGACAAGATCAGGCTTGATGTGCTGTACGGCGTCAAGGCGATCTACCCCGACCTCGCCACCCGCCTCTCGGGCACGACCTGAACCTAGAGCCATAGGAGAATCATCATGGCAGTTCGTGAAATCACCGACGCTCGTACCGATGGCACGACGTTCGGCCAGTCCACTTCGGACAAGATCAGCTTCTACGGCGTGACGACGGTTGTTCAGCCGTCGTCCACGACGCAGGCGGCTGTGACCACTGGCGCCACGACCACGCAGGTCGGCGCGCTGGCGAACGAGCTTCGTTCCGCGCTCGTTTCGCTGGGGCTCCTCAAGGGCTCGGCCTAACATGCGCGTAAAGCCGGCACGGAGCGTGCGTATCGCCGTGCCGGCTTATGACGCCTTCACCGATGAAAGCCAGCGGTCCGTTGCCGCTGGCATTCTCGCGCTTGACGCCAAGGGCATCAAAGTCGAGGCCGTCGATGTGCTTCGCGGCTGCTGTTATGTGGACCTCGCGCGCAACATTTTGACGGGCAATTTCCTCCGGGGAACGGCCACGGACTTCATCTTCATCGACGCCGACGTTGGCTTCGATCCCGAGAGCCTTGTGCGCTTGTGCGAGGCCACACGGCCCGTTGTGGCGGGTATCTATCCCAAGAAGGTGATCCCGCCTGAATGGCCTGTGATGGTCGCCCATGAGCAGATTTGGGCCGATAGCGACGGGCTAATAGAGTGCGGCGTCGTGCCGACCGGCTTCCTCCGGATCAACCGCGCGGTTTTCGAGGCGCTCACGGTGCCCGAGTTCACCAGCCCTGATGGGCAGGTCGGCGCGTACTTCCAGACGGCGGTGCGTGGGAATGTGTTCTGGGGTGAGGACGTGGAGTTTTGCCGTCTTGTCCGTGAAGCGGGCATTCCCATCATGGCCTTCGCGGAAATGGACTTCCGGCACGTCGCCAGCGATGGCCGCGTCTATAGTGGCAATTGGGGCTCCTTTATGCGCTCGCAGTTGAAGGAGGCCGCGTGAAGATCGGCCTCATCATCGGCACGCGAGGCAACCCACGCCGTGCGGCGGCGGTGGTTGAGACAGCGCGCGCCTTGGCGAGCAACAATCACGACGTGTCCGTCACCGTGTCATGCGACGCCGACGACGCGGCCACGGTCCAGTATTTCCGGGGCTATCCAGGGACTCGCATTATTGCCGGCCCGCGACCCGCTGGCGTGGCAGAGGTGTGGAACCGCTGTATTCCGGTTGTGGACGCCGATTTGGTCATTGCCCTAGCCGACGACGGTTTCATTGCTACGCCACTTTGGGACGAGTGCCTCGCCATGCTGGCGACCGAAGGCCGGTTCCCGCGCGAGCTTCTGGCCTTTGCGCTCCACGATACCGCCAACCCCGGACAGCCCACGGTGCTGGGCGGCTCGCGGGAATGGATCGACCTCATCGGCGGCAAGATGATCGATGACCGTTTCCCGTTCTGGTTTGCGGATACGGCATACGCTGAGACGTGGTCTTTCGTGACGGGCGAGTATCTGCCCATTCTGCCGATCACCATTGCCAGCAAGCCGGGCCGGTTCAACCCGCGCCTCCGCGACATGGGCTTCTGGTGGGACTTCTACGTCGCGACGCGCGGTGAGCGTGTCCTTCGTGCCGAGCAAATCCGGCGCGACCTTGGGATCACCCTTCCTCCGGGCCGCCTCCGCGCCATCCTCGACGGATGGGAAGCGCGCGACAGGCTTGGTCGCCCTGGAGCCATCGAAATTGCAAAGGCTTTGCCAGAGCGTGAGCCGGACGCCGTGTACCTAAGCGCGTACAGGGCCGCTCGCCATTACATGAGGATCGCCGCATGACAGTTAGCAACGCCATGACAGAGGCGGGCATCGCCACGTATGAGCGGATCAACCGGGCGCGCATGAGCCCGCAGGCGATTGTCGCCGCGATATACAACGCGATGGACACGGTGCGGCGCCGGGAGGCCATCAAGGCGCCTGGACCGGCGGCAGCATATGTCCATCAGGCTTGGCCGTCCTATCGCTACGGGCCGAACGGCGAGAGCCGGGTATTCCTGTGCGCCGATGATGTGCCGGAAGGCTGGAGCGACACGCCGGACTTTGTGACCGTCGCGCGGGAAATGGGCGCTGAGACGATGGCAGACCTTGCCGAGAAGCGTCGCCCCGGAAGGCCGCGCAAGGAGGCCGCATGACGACAGACACAATGCGGGACCGGCAGGAGGCCGAGGAGCGCCTTCACGCCATCAAAGAGGCGATGGACACGCTGCTAGCGCCGACGCGGCCTCTCTACACGCCGACCGCTGTAGAGCTTCTGGTGGCCCTCAATCAGCGCGGGCTGAAGATTGTCAGATCACACGGAGAAAATATCTAATGCCCAATCCCGTTGAAATTGTCGGAACGTATCGAGCAACGGCACCGACCAACGCCGAAGGCCCCGCCCAGATTCTGACCGATGCGGCGGGCCGAATTGTCATCACATCCAGCACAGGCACAGGGGCGAAGGCACCTAGCGCCAGCCTGTCTGTTGTCCCGGCTGGTTTTCAATACGAGACGGTAGCAGCCGGGCAGACGGCGCAAGTTCTAGGCGCGACCGGCGCGGCGGCCGATTATCTCAGCCACATCATCCTTCAACCAGCAGCGACGGTTGCGGGTACAACCACGGTCCTCGATAACGCGACGGTCATTTACACCTTCACGACGGGCACGCTCGCGGACCTGCGCCCCATCATCGTGCCGATTGGCTGCTTCAGCGTTTCCGGGGCGTCGAAGGTCACAACCGGCGCAAGCATGGCTGCGGTTGGCGTGGGGAGCTTCACCTGATGCGCTTTGGGGACATCCTGATGACGTCGGCGACCGCGTCTAGTGCGGGCAACTCTCTGGATGACGACGTTCTTCTGTGGCGTGATGCTGTCGTCACGAACGGGGGCACCGTCAGCGCGGGGAGACTTGCGATTGTCAGCGTGTTTGTTTCGGCTGAGAAGGCGTCTGGCGCATGGGCGCTAACGGATGATTATTGGGGCCTCTGGGCTGAGAGCGCAATTCAGGCGCTTACGTCGCTAAAACAACTTCGCCTTGCCGTGGCGACCAATTCGCCGACCTTCACGGTGGATCGTGGATATTTATTCAATGGAACTACAAATTACCTAGACACGGGCTTTGTCCCGGCAACTCATGCCGTGGCGATGGCCGCAACGTCGATACACGCGGAGATTTACGAACGCACGAACGTCAACGGCAGTTCCAATGTTTCGTCGTTCGGGACAACCTCCACAAGTAATCGGTCGATTCGTGTAAACCCTCGCGGGACCAATAGCGCCTATTTGGGCGCGGGCAGCACGAACGGGACGTTTACGCTGCCTTCAGCGAACAGCCAAGGTTTGACACAGACCGGGCGAGACGGCGCGGCTGTGACGGATGTTTACGGCGCAAGGAATGGAGTCAACATGACCCGCGCTGTTAACCCGTCCGCTCTCGGTGCCTCGCTTTCAATTTATTCTTTCTATACCGGTGCGTATAACAATTCGGGCGCGGCGACGGGTTTCCGTGCTGCGGCTGCTGGCTTTGCTGCCTGCGGTGCCGCGCTCAGTCAGGCGCAGCGTCTTGCGCGCTATAACGCAGTGCAGGCGTGGGCGACCTCTGTAGGGGCGCAGGTATGAGCCGCCTGATCATCCTCACCGCCGCAGAGGCCGACGCCGTGCGCGGCATGTCCACGCCCACGGCGGCCATCGAGCCGGTCGCGCTCACGGACGGGCGCTACATGCTGGGCGACGAAGTGCTGACCGATCCGGCGCACGCCAAGCACCTGTCGAAGCTGTCCGGTCTGGCGAGAGCCGACGTGAAAGACATCGCGGCGTTACTGCTAGAGGACCAATAAGGCATGCCTAACGTCCAGAACTTCGACATTGTGGCGGGCGAGACGCGCACGCTCCCCATGTACGCCCGCGACCCTGACAACGCGGTACAGAGCCTGTCTGGCTTGACGGTACAGTGGCGCGTTGGTCAACCGCCGTGGGATCCGGCGCGCGAGACGCCGACGCTGACCAAGACCACCACCATCGTTTCAGCCGCAGCGGGCTCGTTCTCCGTCGCCCTGACCTATGACGACACATACCAGCTAGAGGGCGACTTCCTGCACCAGGCGGTCACGTCATCCGGCCTCGTGGTGGTGACGGGCCGCCTTCACGTCCGACAGGGCATCAGGAGCGGATCATGAGCAGCCGAACCGCACGCGACGTGATTACCTACGCCATGCAGGACTTGGGCATCGTGGCCGACCAGGAGGCCATGACCGACACGCAGGGCAATTACGGCCTGCGGAAACTGAACGACCTTCTGGCGGGCTTTGAGAGCGAGGGCATCCGCTACGCTCACACCGATCTCGCCTCGCTCGATACCGTCGTGAACGTGCCGGACGGGCAGTTGCGCAATGTCGGCCTGATGCTGCAGCGCGAGCTTGCCGGGACCTACGGCGTATCCCTGAGCCCGGATGACCAGTTGGCGATCCAACGCGCCATGACGGCCCTGCAAGCCTACTACTACGTGCCTATCACGTCGGCTCCCGAGCTTGCGCTGCGGCCTCGCCGGTTTGGCCGCTTCAACTTCTCGCAAGGCTGATGCGCGGCCCTCTCGCCCTAGGCTTTGCCCAGCAGCGTTCCCGCCCTGTCAACGCGGCGCGCGTCGTGAACCTGTACGCGGCGTCCACCGCAGAGGGAAGCCGGACCAAGGTCGTGCT